GCTGTGCGAAGCAACGGTAAGCTGTTGCCACGTACCTGCAGGAATCGTCGGCGCCAGGAGCGCAACCGTGCTTGCGTAATTGGCCTGCAACACGTTGGCAATCGTCACTTGATGCGAGCCGGAAAGTGCAGAGACAGACGCCGCACTGACCTGATTCAGTTGCGTCAAGCTGCTCGCAATGATCGAGCGGCGCAGGAATTTCCCGCCGATGATGCTGGCGTTCTTCTTCCCGCTATACGAATCGCCAACCGGAGAGGCCATCTTAGGTCGGCTGGTTGCTGGTGTAGGTCGGGTTGCTGTTGAACTGAACCGGCTGACCATTGTTGATTGTGATATCACTTGATTCCGCAGTTACATACAACACCTTGGAATTGGCTGTATCCACGAAAGCGACATGCATGTTGGTGCCGGGACTAACACCCTGCAAGGCGTTTCCACCAGCCTTTCCTGTGATGGTTGCAGTTAACACGCGCGCTGCCCCATCCGCACCAGCAATGGAAAAGTCGCCAGTTACCAGCGCGGCTTCCGCAACCTTGTTGGCGCCATTAACAGTGGCATAAACACTGGAATAGGCAGAAATAAGTATCACTTTATTGCAGTTATCCTTGATATATTTGATCCCGTTATCAAGAACATCTGAGTGAGCATAAGTGGTCATTTGTGTAACTCCTTACAAATAGGTATAACTGGAGCGATTATCCCAGATATAGGAATATCCAGAATCGCCGTTGACATAACGAATATATCTTTTCGATCCCGCTGTCAAGATTTGCTTAATTCTCCACACAGGGGTGCTCGGGAGGGCACCTGGCTGTGCCTCCCCAACATAAATGATGGCAGGATTATCCTCGTCCACCAACACAGTTAAGGGCGCTCGACTGGTTCGAAGTTGGTGCACCTCAACCCCATCCACAAGTAAAACATCCGCGTCCAGTTTCTTTTCCTGGTCCGCGGAGTTTCTTCTAACAAAGCCGTTACTCATCGTCGTCGAGCAGCTCGGCTACATCATTCTGGGGAGCACGGAGGACTTTCAAATTCCTCACCTTCAAGCACAACTGCCCTTCATACCCAAGCAGGTCGGGATCGGCGGGCTTTTCAAAGTTAATGGAGTGAATACGAGCTTCAAGTGTAACCTTAACAACTTCACCAGGCCGATACCCTTTCAGGGTTTTTGCCTGTTGCCGCGTAAGCTCAATATCCGCCTCAGGTGCCCGATTCTCGAGTCCTGATGCCTTCCGGTCTATCATGGTCATGAGGAAACTCCATGAAATTTAGGGGAATACTAGTACCAATTAGTATTCCCCCAAAACATCACACTACGAAATTGGAGATCCAACCCATCGTCTTGGCGTGCTCCACTTCCAGCCCAACCTCCGACAGCCACTGACCCTTGGTTTCATCCGCGTCGTTACTTTGGATGTTGTCCTTGAAGTGGGTATCCCGGAAGGTGCGATACTTCAGCGAAGATGGGTCGATGATGACCATATCGTTCGTGAAGCGGCCGTGCGTATTGAACAACGGATGGGACTTGACGTAGATCGTACCTTGCGGTAGAACCCAACGTTGGAGTTTCATTCCATACACGTCCACGATCCCGTCGAAGTTCACACGCGTACGCGTCTGCGTTGCGGCAAGCTTGTTGAGGGAGTTCAGCGCCCCGTTACCGGCGAACACAATCCGTTCATCCCCAGCACCCGAATCGTAGTCAAAGACCTTGTACACGGCATCGGTAAAGGTGGTTTCAGTCGGCGTGGTCGTGAAGGCCGTGATCATGCTCGAGGCATACTGTGACAGGAACCAGAGCAGCCCGCCGGTTAGACGGAGCGGTTTCCCGTTGGAGCCGGTCGTTTCATAGCGCTTGCCGAACAAGAAGGCCATTTCCATCATTGTGGAGTGGTCGAACATCTTACGCTTCTTGTCGTTCTTGATCGGATCGCCAGTACGGGTCTTGGTTCCCTTCGCCGTGTTGGTGATGTCGTAGGTCGTTTTGAAGATCTGGCAGAGGTTATACATCTTCGTCGGGTTACGCATGGACGAGCTGGGAGCGCCCGTACCTTCCGCGAAGCAATTGCCGATCTTCGTCAACGCCGTGCCATTGGCAATCGGAGCAGCCGTCGTACCACCATAGGCCCGAGTGAACGTCACCGAGCCACTAGCACCATTGGCCGCTGCAACAATGATTTCATTGTTGTAGGCGGTCGTCAGCGCCTTTTCAACCAGGAACAAGTCTCCAGCCACCACATCGGTAGCATCGGTCACATTGGAGGTGACAGCAATCGCCGTATCCGTAGTGGAATAGCCCGTGGTGTAGTTCACGGTCAGGCGCAACGCATTCAGCTCTTCTTCGTACCAGGCGAATTCCGGGTCGTTCGTGCTTTCATGCTTCATCTTCGACAAAAGCGCCGTCAGCGGGGCCATGCCATTCGGGTTCCGCCAGAGGATCATCTCGCGGAAATTCTTCGGGCGTTCGTCGGTCGCCCAATCACCAGTACCACGCAAACCTGCAACAGCCATGATCGTACTCCTTAATTATCTTCCTGAAGGAATTCCGATGCCAGCAGCTCAAACGGGTTGCTCGGGAACGAAGGCGCCGATCCGCCACCAGCTCCACGAGCTGGGGTAAAGGGCTGGACAGGAGCCTGCACCACAGCGGGCGGGGGGGACCCCACTTGTGACTGCGGAGCTGCAACACCGAGCGCGGCTCGGACCAAATTACCAATTGCTCGCGATGCTTCATCAGCTGGCGCGGTTGGGTTCACCTTGCGATAAACCTGACCGAACTGCATGATGGCAGTTTCATACCGTGGATCAGCCAAATCCGGGTTAATACTCGTGAAAAGATTACGCGCCCGAGATTCCACCTCCGTGTGCTTCTGGAGTTGTTGCATCATCACCGGCATCATCGCTTGCATTGCCTGCATTGAATGTTCCAGTACCTCCATGTGCACCTTGGCCGCGAGCTTTGGCAATACGAGTTCTGGTTCCGTCAGTAGAGCTTGGGCAGAGGCCTCATCCAGGGCATACTCAGCTTCCAACTGCGTCATCTTGGTCGAACGCCAGGTCGCATATTCCGTGGGACTGGTGGTCGGAGGGGGCTCCGACTGTTTCAGTTCCTCAGGTACAACAGGGGTTGCCGAAGGAGCTGGCTCGGTCGCGGGTGCCGCTGCTGGAGGGGTTTCGGCTGGAGTGGTCGCGGGAGGAGTTTCTACCGGCTGTTCGACCGGAGCCTCTTCCACAACCAAATCACCCTCATCTTCATCATCCGCATCCAGCGAATCTGCCATGCTACTCCAGTTAATGGAATCATCCTCGGAAGGAGTGTCCACAGGGGCGACAGCCGGAGAGGCTTCTTCAAGAAAAGAGTTTCCGGAACCCCCTTCTGGTACATCGGGTTCCGGGGATAGATACCGATTAAGCATCCAATGAAGTTTCATTCTGATTCTCCTTCTGTTGTTGTGCCAGTTGGTAATCCAACTCCAGTCCTTCTAAAATCGTCTGCGCAGTATTCTGCAAACTTAGCATTCCAGCAAGCAACCCCTTCTTGCGTTCCAGGATTATAAAATCATCCTGACCACGCACAGGACCGAAAAGAATATCTTGCTGTAAAGCGTCCACCTGCTCCTGCACCGTTGCCACGATCATCAACCATGCGGGGCTTTCGAGCAAGCGCTCCATTCCCTTTTTTTGGTCGAGGATGTTGACAGGATCATTATACTCTTTCAGGGACATACTAACTCCTTAACCCGTTGGCCCCATGCCAGGAATCTGGCCGGGTTCATTGACATTAGCCCGCATCGGCACTACATTGCCCATAGCAGCCTGTTGTTGCATCATCCCATCAGGGACAATTTGAATCCTGAAACGATTGATATTCTTGAGGCCTCCAAGTTGTGCCACAAAGGCGAAAATCTTCGACAGATCATACTGTGCCAACGCGCCAGGCACGCGAGCCATCGACGCCATAAGTTGCTGCCATAGGTTCACCTGGGCGAAACGATCCACAGGCATCGTACCATCCACAGGAACAAAGTCGTACTGACCGGAGATCATGTCAGGGGTGATGTTGATGTATGGCTCAGCCCACATAGCCTGATCGCCAAGGATACGGAATTTCTTCTCGCCCGTGTACAGTTGCTGAGTCGAAACGGCAAGTTTAGCAGCGAGGGGCGAGAAACCCGTAGTGGAGAACCACTCACAATTTGTTTTCAGACGATTGATTCCGAAGGTGGTTGAGGAGCGAACCTCCGTCGCAGTCTTGCGTCCGCCCGTATTGACACTGCCCATGACGTTATCACTGACACCAGTAACGCGTTGAGCCAGCGCGGCCACCGTATCTGAATCCTGCAGGTTCGAACGGGTAATATCCTGCACCTGGAATTGCTGCATCAGCGTACGTACATCAGCCCCATAAGCGGCTGGCTTCAGGCGAATAATCTTTCCAGGCCCAGGCTCTTCCAAGTCCCGCATATTCACCCGACTTGGATCGGCCAGGAACATATTGTTCAGAGCCGCCCGCACATTATAAAAGTGGGAATTGAACAGCCACTCCATCGTCTTGTTCAGCGGGTCCAGGACCTCCAGCATCGAACGATTGAAGACGTTATACCCTTCTACCTCGAATGGAATCACATCGAAGGGATACTTGTTATGGGCCAGGCCCAGTGGCTGAGCGGAAAGAATCACCTTCTTGTTTGCGATAGTAAAGACCCACTTTTCCGGCCGCGTGCCAGAGCCGATTCCAAGTTCACTCGGTATCACCGTCCAGTGGAACTCATGCAGATCTACCGTATTTGGGTTCTTATCATCGGTCCGGTAGAAGGCCAGATCTTCTCCCGGTAGATTCGAGTCATGCCCGGTGGAGGCAAGTCGATCATCCTCCTCGGAGAAAGAGCCTCCTTCAGTCACATACTTCACATTATAGTACTGACCCGATGCAGCCTTTGTTGCGACCTTAATCCAACCCACCTTATCGAAGACGATACAAAATTCACCATCTTGGAAGCGGAACAAGGGGACACGCGGATCGGGCATGAAATCAGCTGGCCGAATATTATACAGCCGATTCCCTTCGAAACCCACCTGCGTGGTGGTCTCGGCCACTTGTTCCAGCGTCCCGGGAATGGGCATCCCGAGGAAAGTCTTTGGCCGATCCACTAACTTGGTCATCTCGAATTCCTCGCGATCCCAATAGTGCCCGATAACTCCATGCGAGTACTTCCCAACATCCATTAACCAGATGAACAACGCGGGCATACCACCGCCGACATTCAGCTGATAATCCAGCAAACTCTCTATGGCGGTTTCGGCATCTTGGGCTTCCCCATGCCGACCCTTCATTTGAAAGACCGGATCACGCGCGAGAAAGACGCTTGTGTAGTACGTATGCGCCGTGAGCAGCATCGCATAAGAGTATGGTATTGAGATAGTAGTGTAGTCAACCTGGCCATTCTTTCTTTCGCTCTTTCGGAGGCTGTCAACGTCTCGTTCGGGCATGAAAGCGGTGAAGGTGTCCTCGGAGGTTCGCCATTGCTCTTCTCGCTTTTTTCGCTGCTCGTCTCGGGCGAGGCGAAGACGACTTCTGAAGTTTGCGAGGATGGTTTCATGAAGTTTTCCTCCGAAAGGAATATGCTTAATACCAGGGGCCAACTTGTCTGCTGTCTTCATTATGGAGCTCCACGAAAATTCAATTTAGGAAGGGATTCGTCATCCTCCCTCGTATATTCACCATCAATCCACTCATCCACCCCCTGGGTTTCGGCCCAGGTAATGGCCATAGCCAGCGCGTCCAGCACATCATCGTGCATCTTGGCTGTGGGCGAGTACTCTGTAAACTGCTCAATCAGTTTCACATGTGAGAGCCGACAGAACAATCTCTGATACCCGGAGGTCTCGCCGAGCGCCTGAACAATTCTGTCGGATTTCCTTCTCCGATCCTGAACCTTGTACACAGGCAAGTATACGCGCTGTTCCCGCATACCTTTCTCAATGTACCAGGCCAACACGCGCTGATACGCGATCGCCTCAACAATGATACCAAGCGGGCGCCATCTCCGCGCATATTCAAAGACAGTGGCGAGCACCATCTCAGGATCTTGACCAACCGCAGCCTTGTAATCTACCACGTAGACTTCATCGTGGTAGAAAGCTGTAACCATTACCACATTGTCATCGGCTTCCTTCTCCTCGCTCGAGGCCGGATCGATGGAGATGATATAGGTGGGCCGCTCGGGCAAGGTCTCCCAATAACGCAGATTGTCCACGCGGAAACTGCAGAGCTCCTCCGCAATGACCTTGCATTCTTTCTCCCGCATCCAGATGGCGAGCCGGCCCACCTTAATCTCGGACTGCTTCTTCGCCAGCAACTCTGCCGTGGGGTAACGCTCAGGCCAACGGCTCTCGCCCGCCTCGTCGAAGACCCCATAACGGAAGAACTTCCAATCGTCATCCCCCTCCAGACTCTCGATCAGGTCGAACTTGGACTTGGGGGTGTCGAGGATAATAGCCTTAGCATCGGGGGCTTCCGACCGTGGAGCGAGGGAGTTGAAGAGTGCACCAAAGACAAGATTGGTCTGTTTGTTCCTTTGATCAACGGAATTGCTCGCCTCGTCGGTGGAGGTATCGTCGCAAATAATGAGGTCAGGACGATAGTCGTCGATATTAAAACCTCGAAGTTGACCTGTAATACCCAAGGCCAGAATTGTAATGGGTGCGTCAAGGGCTTCATGAATTATCTCGATATGGTCATCGCTCCACTTCGATCCCTTGCGGAGCCGGAAAGTTTGTGTCCAGACACGATTATGTTCGACCTGACGCTTAATCCAACGCAGGGAAAGGATCGAGTGGCCCTGGCTGGCGGAGACGAACAGAATCGTTCGGGAGATTCCGTAGGCGATCCGCTGACTCGTGAAGGTCCGAAGCAACGTGGTCTTGGCCCCGTCGCGGAAAACCTCGATCCCCACATTCCGATAATCCCGGTTCATCAGGGCACGTCCGATCTCCTCATGGAAGACGGGGGAGGACTGCCGGAAGGTCTTGGGAAAGAAGAGTCGCCCATATCGCGTCAGTGAAGTAGCGCCAAGTTCAACCGCTTCCTTCGGGGAGATGGGGAGTTGAGGGTTCAGGGCCGCCATATATGCACCTTGAAATGTGAATGCTTCATCCCTATGTCTTGGGCGAGCACGGTTCGTTCAGGAAAAAGTGTAGCCGGGTCATACCACTTGACCACTTCGCAAGCGTCGAAAGTCCAGAGCCGAGGCGGGAACATTGCTTCGAGGACGGGCTGGTATAGGTGACGGACCTGCCACCAAGCATCCGAAGTGTGTTGGTATTTGACCTCGACAATAGTAATCCGGCCACGCGCCGGGTCCAGGAGCAACGCATCCGGTTGACACCAGCGCCAAACTCCCTCCGAGAAGAATCGGAGCCAGGGATTGGAAATATACCGATCTCCGTAGAGACTGCCGAGGTAATCGTGAACGCGGGCTTCGTAGCGAACTCCCTGAAGTCTCCGCCCGGTGTAACGCTTCTTACGCAGAGCCGGCGGGTTGGCGAAGTTAGCAGCGAGCACATGCCCCGCGGGTTTGAAGCTGGTCGCCGGCGGTACATAGACAACACCGAGATCACTCACCCTCAACACGCGAGGCTACTCCTTCGAGGGGGGCGGGGAGGGCAGTGGCGGAGAGTTGCATCAGCTCCCGCGCGGCCTCGAGATCGCTAGCTTGGAGGAAGAAATTATTCTGCTGGGCAACGGGGCCGGCCTGCCCAGGACCGCCGACTGGATTCCGAGCCGAGATCGGCGCGTAGCCAAGGCGATGCAGGAGCTTATCCGTGGCATTGAGGATGAACTCCGGATCCTCTGTTTTCTCCACCTGCTCGGTCAGTTTCTCCACAGCCATATCCGCGACCCTGGCGATCTTCTGTGGAAGTGTCAGGGCTACAGAAGCCGCAATAGCTTGCTGCTTCTCTTTCAGCGCGTGCTGGAACAGGTCCGAGTGAATAAGGGAAGAGAACCAGGCTTGCGTGTAGCCAAAAGCCTCAGCACCTTCGCGCAGACTCTTCTCCGGGTTCAGCACGAGCCAGTTCAAGATGGCCTCATGCGTGTGTGACAGGGATTTGATTTCGGCCAAGGGGAACCTCCGGCGGGCTGAGTTGATGAGCCTTTATACTCTTCCGCGGCCGGGGAGTCAAGAGCTGGACGGGTGGCGGGCGGGTTGAGGGGGAGGAGAAGGTGGGAATAGAGTTC